AGGCACGTCCATCGCGGAAAGCGGCGCGTACTCTATCCACTTGTTGCCGTCGTCGTCCCTGCGCCGTATCACGTATTCGTCGGTGGAGAGGACGGACGACACCCCGCTGTTCTGGGAGAAGCCGTACAGCTGCAGCGCATGGGACTCGACAGGGCCGTCCTGGTCGCTCCGGGGCGTCTTCCACTCAAGGCTCTTGGCGGTCTTCTGCGGGACGTCCGGGAGATACGAATCGGGCTTTAGGGGAGATCTGTCCAGAAAGCCCCATGTGCCGCGGGATATAAGGGACTCGGGCGCCTTCTTCCCCGGCTCGGGGTCGGACGGCATGAAGCGGCCGGCGCTGGCTATGAACGTGTTGCGCAGCAGGATTCCGTCCGAAGAGAGGTGCGTAGGGTCGGGCTGAGTCTCGAAAGACCCCTGCACGAACGCCTGGTCCTTGTCGTACTTGAGCGTCAGGTACACGGGTCCCGGCGCCACGGGCTCTTCCTCGGTAGCCGAGTACTCGCCGAAGTACGCGTCGTAGCCGCCGAACTCGCTGGCCATGACGCAGGTGCCGCTCTTCTCTGAAAGAGCGGACAGCTTGGTGGCGGATATCGCGAACTCGTCTCCGCCCTGGCACTGCGCCGTGACGAAGCCGTGTTCTTCCTTCCATTCGGAGTCGGGGCCGAGCCACACCTTCCAGCACCAGTCCGACTGCTTAGACTCGTTGTCGAATGCGTAGCAGATAAGATCGGCCTTCCACTCGACGCCGGACTGGTCGGCGCCTAGCCACATGTGCACCTCTCCGTCGTTGCGCGCCAGGGGCTTGGACATGTATTCCACAGGCGCCGATTCAGTCTCGACCGAAAGAGAGACGGAGCGGACCAGCGTCGTAGCGCCCTCGAGGGCCATGCCGGAAAGGTCGTCCTCGTCGGCGCCGGCGTTCCGGAGCTGCACCGTTAGCTCCTCTCCCGCGTCCGAAAGCTCCTCGCAGTTCGTGAACGCCATGAAGCGCCCGCCTTTGGCTTTCCACACGCCGAGCCTTATGCTCCTGCAGAACTGGTCGTGAGGCCATTCCATCATCGTGGAGAGCCAGCCTGTGCTGCCTATGGACGCGTCGTTTCCGAACTGGCCGGAGCTGAGCACGTACCCTGAAAGATGGTTCTGCTGCGGAGACCCGGCGCTGTTCTGGTATATGACCGCCGCGGACACCGGGCTGCTTTCGGCCCCGCCTTCGTGCACCACAACTCCGCGGAGGCAGTCCTCGAGGGTGGACCCCATGTTGACGGCGGCGTACGGATATCCGTCAAGCTTGGACGGCGCGCACTGGAACAGCTTGCTGCCGCGGTACGGCTCGGGGACGTTGCGGGACGGCAGGTTTACAATGGCGCCCGTGTCCGTGTTCTGCACGTCCAGCGTATGGGACGTCACGGGCAGGCGGTCTATTATCCCGTTTATGGTGCTGGCCCTTACCAGCTCTCCGGGCTGAACTCGCTGCATCTGTCCTCCTTAGACCATCTTCGGGTACCAGCGGGCGGCGGAAAGGCCCTGCGTCGTATGGTCCCATTTGACGTGGCCGTAGTAGTTCTGGTCCGCCGACATCACGCCCCAGTACGTCTCCACCCTTTGGAAGCTCCTGCGCGGCGGATTCCTCTGGTTCGTCTGCACTACGTCGTCGCCCTGCTTCACCCATACGTAATCGTCGGGGAACGTGTACGGGCACGACGACAGCTCAGGGGCGTTGAACGGGACGATGTAGTCCACCGAAAGGCCGACCATGTCCCTGAACTGCACGTGGTCGTTGATGTACCCGCTGATGTCCGGATAGTGCTTCGTCTCGCGCGTAGTGTGGATCAGGACCGGCCTGTGCCTGAGGGCGTTGTCGTCCTGGATCTTCTTGTTGGAGACGAGCTCCTCGGCGTAGTTCAGGTAGTAGGCGTTTCCGTCGTCCGCCCGGTACCAGCGGTGGCCGTTGAGGACACCGCGGTCCTTGTTGTTGAGGAACATGTCGACGTGCTCTCTGTTGGCGTGGCCGGACAGGACGGTGCCGGACAGGACGCCGGGGTCGGGGCATTTGCGGTCTTCGTGCTCGAGGTTCTTGCAGAAATAGTACGGAGAGCACGTGAACGCCTCCCACCGCACCTGCCATGTGTCGGCGTCGGGGTCTCCTATCCACCCTCCGGTGCCGGGCGTTATCTGCGAAACCTCCTCCGCCTGGCAGTCGCAGACCAGCAGGCAGTGGTCTCCGGCCTCGGGCTGCTCTATCCTGGTGGAGGTTATGACCCATACGTAGTCGCCGTCGCCGGGCGGGACCGGGAACGTGAAGTTCTGGTCGAACGTGTCGGACATGGACGCGAGGCACGACTGAAGCGGGCGACCCACCATGTCGTTGAAGTCCTTGCCTCTTATATAGGGGCCCTTGAACACGGCCTTGTAGCGCATGTTGCCCTGGTTGTCGTACGAAGGGCTGGTGTCCGAAATCTGCTGCACGAACAGGCTCAGGACGCCGCTCTGCGGCACTGGGCCCGAATATGTAGCCGCCGTCTGCGAATCGTAGTGGTTGCTTATGCCCATGTCTCTTCCTTACTCGTATCTGGTCTCGCTCTTGACGCCCTGGTTGATCTTGTCGCAGATCTCCTGCTGCAGGTTGCACTGGCGCCTGAGGTAGTCCTCATAGATCTTCGTGCGGTTGTCGCGCTCGTTGAACGTCATGCCCCAGCGGCCGAGGTCCTGCACGTTGCTCATGTCCGGAGGACGAACGTGCGTGCTGATCTGCTGCATGGCGTGCACCAGAATCTGGGCCACGTCCCCCCAGTGCGCGGCGTTGGACTGCGCCTCGTCGCGCCTCTTCTGGAGGTCCATTATCTCGTCCTCGTCAAGGCCGCCTACGCCGAGCCTCCTGTTAAAGCCGAACGCCGTCTCGAGCGCGTCGTTTCGGCTGCGCCTCACGACGTCGAGCCGCTGCGAAAGCGCGTTGAACTGGCCCCGCGGCCCGAGCATCCTGTTGCTGAGAGTCTCGTTAGCGAAAGTCTGCGCGTCCAGCGTCGAGCTGCGGCGCGCCCACTTGACTCCGAAGACCTCCTCGGCGTCGCGCATCGCGGAGAAGTTCGCCGCCACGCGGTTCGCCTCTTCCGTCTCGAACCGGGTGTATTCGTCCTGGAAATTGTCGTGGAGATGCTGGTTCTCGCGCTCTATCTCCTTCAAGGCGCTGTTCCACGTGCCGAAGATCTGGTCCATCTGCCTGAAGTCGGACTGCATGTTCTTGTAGCGCTGGAGATAGTTCTTGATGTCGCTTTCGGCCTGCTCGCGAATCTGGTTAGCCTCCTGCTGGTCGTATGGATGCCAAAAGGACCCCTCTCTGAGCTTTCCTTCGCCTATCATCGCCTCCGCCGCGTTCCGCCTCTACGTGGCGTAGGCCATCGGGTCCACCATTCCGGCCAGACGCCGCATGGCCTGCTCTCTCCTGCTGCGGTAGTCCTCCGTCATCTGGTATACGCGCGCGTCGTCCTCGTAGCTGGTGTACGCGTCGCGGGCGCGCTCCTGGATGAGCCCGGCCCGGTACGAATGGATAGTCGTCTCGGTGCCTCTGACGAGCTCTCGCGCCTGCTGCGTCTGGGCATCCTTCATCTCCTGTATCTTCACCGCCGCCTCACTGGCCGCCTGCGAAAGCTGAGCGAACTGCGTAACAAGCGTCGATGCCATAGAGGCGACGCCCGCCAGGCCTCCAAGCACCGCCTGAGACGTAGTGGAAGACCCGGCGTTAGCCAGCAGAGACGCCGTATTAAGGGCGGAACCAACTCCTTCTCCTGCAGCATTGAACAGCGGAGCCGCGGCGGTTCCCTCGGTCGCGCGGCCTATGCCGGCGAAGAGCTGGGACGCGTACATGCCGCCGAGCCACATGCCCATGCTCCTGCGCATGTTCTGCCGCCTGAAAGCCGACTCCTCCTCGGGAGTCATGCCCTCGTAGGGATCGCGTCTGTAACGCATCCAGCCAGGCCAGTTGATTCCTGACCAGATGCGGCCTGAAGGGCCGAGGTTCAGGCGCACGCTATGCGTTACGCCGTCCGGGGCGTTCATGGCCATCTGCGCCTCCCGCGCGCCCCGCGCCTGCGCAACCTGCTGCACTGGATTCTTGGACTTGTAGTTTGCGGCGGCCTATCTCGCCTATGGGACTATGTCGTCCAGAGCGCTCATAAGCTGCTTCCCCGTAAACGAGCCGCCGCCAGACAGGACCTCGTCCATCATCTTCTTGACGATGCGGCCGCCGGACTGCATGCCGTAGTGCCCAGTCTTGTAGTTTTTGATCATGCCCTGCAGCTGTTCCCTGAGCATGTCGGCAGACACTGAATCCCGCATCTAGCTGTAGCGGGCGCGGATCTGCCCCGCGAACTGGTCGACGCCCATCATCCTGATGCCGGGCTCGCCATAGGGATAGCCGCCTTTCGGGATCCTCATCACGGGGCGGGCGGCAGGTACAGGCCATAGATTAGGCGACCTCGCGGCGTTAAGCGGAATCCGAGAATAGCCCCTCCCTGTCTAGGCCATAAGAGGAGGCACTATCATGCCGCCGCCTCCGCCGCCTACGCTGACAATCTGCACGCCGGCAGAACCGCCCGAACCGCCACCGCCGAACTGGAGCCGCCCGCTGAGCCTGTCTATGCTCTGCCTGAGCGCGGCCATCCCCTGGTTCAGCTTGGCCATCGTCTGCGAAAGACCGCCGAGATTCGAGAAAGACGCGCCTCCGCTGCCCGCCTGCGCGCCTCCGTTGCCGCCCTGCGCGCCCTGTCCGCCGCGCAGCTGCTGCAGCTTCTGCTGGACGTCCGCCGTGTCCAGTACCGCCTTCAGGCGGAGCTCGTATTCTGATCCGTTGGCCATTTTCCTGCCTTTTTATTTCATTAACCGTTCAGGATATACTTACGGCCGCGCTTTTCCTCAGACGCTCCCTGTTACGGCGCACCATCTCCTCCCAGGGCAGGTCCTTGTCTAGCTCCTCCATCTGGGACAGCGATATTCCCTTGCCGCCTTTCATCTTCCACGTGTGCTCGTTCATGAGTAGAAGCAGGAAAACAAGAGAGCAGTCCAGGATCTGATCCATGGACCACCCGTAGGACTCGGCCGCGAAGTTCATCACAGACAGCAGAAAGCCGTTTCCCGAGTCCGCGCTGAAGCTCTGGTTATTTTTTTTCCCCGTCGGCCTGGGGCGCCGCCTTGTTGAGATTGACGAACATATCCACGACCGCTTTCATCAGGTCCGGCAGGTCGGACACGTCCAGGTTGTCGTCCAGCCATTCGACGGCGTCGTCCCTGAGCTTGTCTAGCCCGTTCCTGTACTGCTTCAGCTCGTCGCGCTCCTTTGCAAGCACGAACACCGTGGGGGCTATGTTCTCTACCGTGAATTCTCCGTCCGCCTGTATGAAGGGGCTGCGGAGCTTCTCGAGAAGGGCGTACTTGTATATCGTTACGGGCTTGAGCTCTATCTTGCCGAACTTGGATCCTCCGTCCGTAACGGCGTTCAGCACGATTTCGGGATTGCTGCTGTCCATGCGTTATCCTTCTGTTTCTTCGTTTTTCCTTAAAATATTATATATGAGCGCCTGAGACACGCCGAACATCTTCGCTACTTTTACCGTGGATCCGGTCTCGCGGTATTTCTCCGCTATCTCTTCGACCTTGTCCCACAGCGGCGACCGCTTAGCCTTCGAGATGTTCCGGCGGTGCTCTTCGGACTTGGGCTTCCGCATTCTGAGTTTGGTCTCTTCCGATCTAGGATGCGATGAGCCTTCTCTCATTTTTTCCAGATGCAGCTTGTCAGGACTCCAAAGCCTTCCGGTCATCCATCCAGGAGGAATCGGAACGTCTTTGTGTATCTTGCCTTCGCTAACTCCGTTGTTAATCCACACGCTATCCTGGTCATGAATCCGCGCATGTTCCGCTCGCGTCATCGGCCGAAGATCTTCAAACCGCCATTCTTCGTATCTGACCCTGTCCCTGAACTTAAGAGTCGGATCCTTGTGGTGAAGAATCCAGTCGCTTTTATTAGCGTCGACTGGAATAAGGCCTAGTGCCACGAAATGACACCAGGCCTTGTATCTGTTTTTGCGTTCAATACTCATACAAGATATTATACTGAACGCAAAATAAACAGATATTAGTTTTATGCAGGAAAATGTTTTGTCCTGTGGAAACTGAGATCAAAGTACTTCTTGTCGTTGTACGTGCCGCGGTACGTAATGCTGTCGAGCTTCCACATGGCGTTGGCCCAGGGGAAGTTCAGCATGCCGGCGGAGAGGCCGGGGAGCGTAGCGGACTCGGCCTCGTCGGTCGTAGCGCCATTAAGACCAATAACGGTCATGGTGCCGTCCCAGCGCGTATCGTAATCGAGTTCGCTGACGACAGCGCCCTTCTGGTCCTGCGTAACATCAGTAACAACAGTCTTGTTAATGCTGCAATTCTAAATTATATAGCCGGAGAGCACCGAATCAATGCCCCAGCCTTCGCCGGGCTGGGTTATGATCGAACCAGCGTTGGTAGGATGCGTGTCCGCGCTCATCGAAGGTATCGACCAGTTGCCAACAAAATCTGCCATCGTAAATTTCCTTTTCCTTAAGGTTTAGAAACGTTTCAGTTTATACTTACGCCACGTCGTGCTTAGTCCAGCCCGTAGGTATGTTGCTGACGCCGTAGGTCTCGGGCAGCGAAGCGGGGCAGTAGAAGTCTCCGGTAGCGCCAACGCCGTTGACCCAGTTGGACGTGGCCGGCCACGTCTCGAAGTCGACGGACAGCTGGGCGAGGCTTGCGCAGCCCTTGAACATGTCCGCCATGATGTTCGAGTTCGTCCCCGTCGCGGGAGCGGGCATCTTGGACGCGGCCGTAAGCGCCGTGCACCCTTCGAACATGCCCGCGAAGCAGTTGGTCCCGGAAGCGGGGCTCAGCGTCAGCGCTGTCGCGTCCGAAAGCGCCGTGCATCCGTGGAACATGTTCTGGTACACGCCTACGCCCATGCCCGCGCCTCCCGGAAGCGTCTGCTCCGGTACGGCCGTCAGGCCCGTGCAGTTCCAGAACATGTCGCTATAGCAGTTGTCGTTCGTGAGCTGCGAGGCCGGGAACTCGAGCCTGGACGCGTCCACGAGGCCCGTGCAGTTCTGGAACAGAGCGTAGAAGCAGTAATGAGGCAGCGCGGCGGGCTCCTGTCCGAGAAGCGCTGTAAGCGGGCCGGCCACGGACGCCTGGCCATTCTGCACGAAGAACACGTTGGCGCCGCCAAGGTCCTTGCCGAACTTCGTGTTGGTGGTCTTCGCCTTGAACTAGACCGACTCGCCGCCCTGCAGCGCTATGGCGTTTCCTACGGAGTAGTCGCCCCAGATCCGGCCGTCCGTCGAGGACAGCATCGAGATGGAAGGCGCGGTCTCGCCGTCCTCGTACGCGCTGATTCCGATCGAGGCGCCTCCAGACGCGGCGGTGAACTTCAGGGTTGTCAAACGCTTCTTCACGGTCCAGCCCGTCGGTATGTAGTTGTTGCCGTAGGTCTCAGGCAGCCTCTCGGGGCAGTAGAAGTCTCCGGTAGCGCCAACGCCGTTGACCCAGTTCGTGGTGCCGTTGGTGTTCCAGGCCGTAAGGTTTGTCGTTATCTGCTTCAGGCTCGAGCATCCGTTGAACATCTGCTTCATTGCGTCTTTCGGGCATGCGGCGGCGCTAATACCCGGACTTGCCGTGAGGGCCGTGCATCCTTCGAACATCTATATGTAGCAGTTTTGCGTCAGTGTCGTGGCCGGAAGCTCTGGCGGAGGCGTCGACAGGCTCGTGCAATTTAAGAACATCTCCTGATACTGGTATTGATCGCTGAAGCTGGTCGCAGGAAGAGTCGGAGCAGCGGTCAGCGAAGAGCAGTTCTTGAAAAGACCAGCGAACGCCCCACGGTACATGACTGTCGCACTGAGCGTAGTCGGCGGAACCACGAGGTTCGAGCAGTCCTGGAACATCTCGCGGTGAGAGCCTCTCGCCGTCTTCGAAGCGTGTATCTCCGGAGCGGCCGTCAGGCTCGTGCACCCAGAGTACAGGTACTGGAACGCGTAATCTCCAACAGTGCCGGTGATGTCGGGTATGTCTGGAACGGAGGAGAGATTCAAGCATTCGCTGAACATCCTCTGGCAGCCGGTATATCCTACTGACGTTAAATTGTTCAGAGTAGGAGCAGCCGTGAGGCCCGTCCCGAAGAAGGCGCAGTTCAAGCCGAAGTAGCCAATGTATCCGCCTATAGAGACATCCACGGAAGTCAGACTCGAGCAGTTCTGGAACGCGTACGCCAGGCCGTAGTCGTACACACTGTTCCATGCCTACGTGCTGTCGTTCCACATGTTTATGGACGGCGCAGAGGTGAGGCTCGAGCAGTACTGGAAGGCGCCGTCCAGCGCCGAAATGCCTATCGCGCTTATGCTCCAGTTGGATTCGCGCAGGCTGGTGCAGTCCTTAAATGCCTGGTAGAAAGAGGCGGTATTATTAGGCTGGCACGAAAGGACCGGCGTCGAGGTGAGGCTAGTGCATCCCTGGAACGTCTCCCTGAACGCCTCGTTGCCGGCATCTGTGAAATCGCCGAAGCCCGCGCCGGAGAGAAGGCTGGCGCAGTTCTGGAACGTCCCATAGAACATCGCGGACGGTGCGACGTTATATCCAATGCATCTGAACTCAGGGGAGGCCGTGAGGCTTGTGCACCCGGAGAACATGTACTTGAACATCGCCGGAGAGCCGGAATAGCAGGATATGACGGGCTGTACCGAAGAGAGGCCCGTGCACCCGTAGAACAGCTCTTTCCAGCTGCTGTTAGCGTTGCCTTCCATGAGGGGCAGTTCCGGAGCGGCGGTGAGAGCCGTGCAGTTGAAGAAGATGCTGGCGCAGCCGCCTCCGGTACTTCCTGTGGCCGAGGCGGCGACCCAACGATGAGGCATCTTGAGCTGCGAGGCGTCTTTCAGGCCCGCGCAGGTTGTGAACAGGCGGTCGAAGCAGCTCTGCGCCGAAGTAGCCTGGTCCGCGATGTTCGGCCCGAGAAGGCTCATCAGCGAGCCGGACGCGGACACCTCGCCCGTCGGCACCACGAACTTGTGGTACCTGTTCCAGTTGTCGCCCATGCGGGCGTTGGACGTCGTCGCCTTGAACTGGACGGACTCGCCGGCGCTCAGGCTGATGTTGCCGGTGGACGTAAGGTTGTATTCCTGCCAGGTCTCGCCGTCCTTGCTCCACGACAGCGACACCGCCGGCGGAGATCCGACCTTCTGCAGGCCTACCTCAGCGCCGCCGGGGCCGGCCGTGAACGTGAGCGGCTCGTTGCCCTCTATGTCGTAGACAACGGCCGTAGCGGGTATCGTGTACTCGGTGCCGCGAATGTTGTATCCGCCTGTCTGCCCGGCGGAGGGAAGCAGCCTCGGGCACCAGAACTCGAGGCCGCTGGCGGTTCCGCGCAGCCAGTAGCTCGTGAACTGCTGCTCCATGTCCCACTTCGTAAACGGCACCGTTATCTTACGGAGGCTAGAGCATCCGTCCGCGAACGCGTAGAAGCACCTGTACGCGTTGCTGCCCGCGGCCACGGGATCCGCGGGGGCCTGTATCTCGATCGAGCTCAGGCTCGTGCAGCCCCGGAACATCTCCTGGCAAGCGCCGATATTGTAGTTCTGGAGAGAGACGGACGCCGTCTGCAGGCCGGTGCAGCCATTGAAGGCCTGCTCATACACGTACGAGCCCTGTACATGAGTTGGAAGCGCCGGAGCGGCCGTCAGGCTCGTGCAGTTTGTGAACGCCCAGTGGAAGGCCTGGCCCCACACATTACCGTCGCACGACACGTCCTTGGCCTGGGCTATAGAAGCGCAGTTCGTAAACGCCTGCTCGAACGCATGCGCGCCTATCTCGCCGCAGCTTATCTCGGGCGTAGACGTCAGCGAAGAGCAGCCCCTGAACATGCGCCTGCAGCAATACTACGTCGCGGTGGGAACCTTGATATCCGGCGCCGACGAAAGCTGGGTGGCGTCTTCGAACATCTAGTAAAATGAATGGTTGGCCGTATCAGGCAGCTTCAGGGCGGAGGCGTCGACTACCGCGTCGCACCCCCTGAAGAGGCCCGCGAACTGGTAGGGCTTGGCCGTAGCGCCAGTGGAAGAGCTGTCTATAAGAAGCGACATGTCTCCGGCCACGCTCAGCGCTCCTCCGTCCGAGAAGACGCGCACGCAGGACAGGTCTTCGCCTTCGGCCTCGGTTGCTCCGTAGCAGAAGGCCCCGTTGACGACGCCGTCCGCCGCCTTGAACTTGACGCTGCTGCCTCCGGGAACCGATATCGTGTCTCCGAGGCTGTAAGCGCTCCACGTCTGGCCTCCGTCGGTAGACTTCTGCAAGCTGATGTCGGGCGCCGAGGCATTGGTCTTGCCGAAAGACATGACTGTGTTCTCGAGAGCCTTGAACTCAACGCCGTCCGCGGGGTCTACGACGTTACGGACGTTCCAGCCGGTCGGGCATCTGCTGGCGCCGCGCTCTATCGTCTCGTTCGTTCCGAGCGCCGTAGGACATATGAAATCTCCGGTAGCGGCCACGCCCTTGAGCCAGTCCATAGTGCCGGAGCTGTAGCCAGGGCTGTTCCACGCTGTCAGGTTCGTCGTTATGCACGTGAGGGCGGAGCATCCACTGAACATGTTGGGGTAGCTGTTGCCCACGAGCGTCGTAGCGGGAAGCGCCGGCGCGGACGTCAGCGCGGTGCAGTTGTAGAACATGCCGCCGTAGCAGCTGCTCGCTAGCGTCGTAGCGGGAAGCGCCGGGGCGGCGGACAGGGCGGAGCAGCCGTAGAACATCTGCTCGTAGCAGCTGCTCGCTAGCGTCGTAGCGGGAAGCGCCGGGGCGGACGTCAGAGCGGTGCAGTTCCGGAACATCCAATAGTAGCAGTAGGTCTTCAGCGTCGTCGCGGGAAGCGCCGGGGCGTCCGTGAGCGAAGTGCAATTCCTGAACATGCTCTGGTAGCAGTAGCCCGCTAGCGTCGTCGCCGGGAGCGCCGGGGCCGCTGAGAGAGACGTGCAGTCCTCGAACATGCTGTAGTAGCAGTTAGTCGCCAGCGTCGTCGCCGGGAGCGCCGGGGCCGCTGAGAGAGACGTGCAGTCCTCGAACATGCTGTAGTAGCAGTTATTCGCCAGCGTCGTCGCCGGGAGCGCCGGGGCCGCCGTCAGGGCGGTGCAGCGTCTGAACATGCTCCGGTAGCATTCTTGCGCAAGCGTCGTCGCCGGGAGCTCCAGCTCCGAGGCGTCTGTGACGCCTGTCTGCTGGAACATCGAGCTAAGGGCGCCGCTCGCTGTGAGCTCGGTCAGCTCGCCGGTCTTGTCCAGCAGCGTCATGATGTTGCCGCTGGCCTTCCACAGGCCAGTGGAGCCTCGCACATTGACCTGATTCGGCGTCCACGCGCTCACTCCGTTGTGGCGGAACATCACCTCGGACCCCGTCCCTACCGTGATGTCCGAGGCGTTCACGTAGGCTGTCCACGTCGAGCCTCCGTCGGAAGAATACTCGACGTTGTCCCCGACATTGCTCATCTTCAGGGTCTGGGCGCCGGTCCCGACATTCTTCATCGTGAACCAGGCAGGCCCATCTCCACCCTCGCTCCAAACCTCCTGAGAGCCGAGGTACGCCTTAGAGACGTCCAGCGAGCCCCACTTGACGGAGCCTATCTCGTTTCCTCCGAAGTATATCATGTCTCAGGGCCCTCCTTGGATCAGCCCACGCAGAAGTACAGTGTGTCGGGGTCCGGCGTCCCGGAAGTCGAAAGCTCCACGTAGTCGGTCAGATAGCAGGCGGATATGTGCTTGACGTTGGTCGAGTCCACGTCAGCGCTGACCTCGGACGAGATGTAGTTTATCGCGTCAGAGGCGTATGACCTCACACCCTCGTCGGCCGCGCTGATTTCCGCGGCGCTCGAGGTCTCCGTCTTATCGTAGTATGCCGTCAGGTCGCCCGACTTCAAGTAGCCCTGGTCGTCGACCCACGGCCTGGACGCGGCGACGAACGGCTTGACCCCGCCCACGTCTTCGTCCGCAGGCCCGGGGAAGTAGATGGTTTCCGGATCCAGCATCCCCTGGTCGATAATATAACGCATAGAGGTATCGTCCAGCGCCACCGCGACGCGCGGCGCGGACGTGGCCTCGCCCTCGGCCTTGCCCTGCACGAAGCCGTCTTCGTTAAGCGCTATCTGGTCGGCCACCTGCTGGGCGTCCACGAAGTCCGAGATGTCGCTCTCCGTAACAAAATCGGAAAGGTTCGCGGACACGTTGGCGAACGCGTCGCTCAGCTCGGCCGCGCTCGAGGTCTCGCTCTTCGTGTAGTAGTCCTCGGGGTCTATCTGCGCTATCTGCCGTATCTTGCCGGGCATCTCCGTGGCCTTCATCGTGCCGCTTATGCCCTTTTCCCGTATGGCGTCCGCTATGTCCTCGAACGTCCCCGTAAGTGTAATCTCGTCAGCCATGTCCAAGCTCCTCAGTAGTTGATCTGGTTAAGCGCCAGGCCCACCATCACGGTTATGTCCTCGATGGTGGCCAAATTGGTCTGCGCTATGTCTATTCTTAGCGACGCGTCCTCCGCGCCGGGAATGTACTGCGTCACGTCCCACTCCTCCTGCGGCTCCTTGCCCGACGGCTGGAACTGGAACAAAGTCTGCTGCCCCGTGGAGTCCGTCAGCCTGAACGTGACGAAGTCGGCGGTCCTCACCTGGTACTCGCCGTCGTCGGGGTCCCTCCATACGCTGTCCTGCCCGGGCTGTCCGTGCTCGAACGTCAGCATGTCCACCGTCCGCTGTCCGTCAAGAGCGAGCTGGAACCCGTTGAGCCCCACGCTGTTGCCTGGCTTCCACTGCCAGTAGGTCAGGTCGTCCCAGTAGCGCTTCGCCGACAGCTGCGATTCAATCTCGTCGGCCTCTTCCTGCGTAGCCAGGCCCGAAACCTCGCCGGCCACGTACTCCTGCACGTAATCCTTCGCGGCGAGGTCCGAGATCTCACCGGCAACGTAGTCCTGCACGTAGCCCTGCGTGGCGACGTCGGCGGGAACCGCCCCGCCCGTGGCGTCCATGTCGAACACCGTGCCGTCAGCGGCGACCTGCTGGATCTTGAACTTCTGCGCGGTGCCGGAGGCGCCCACGACGTACTCTGTCGAGCCGGGGCCCCGGGACTGTATCGTCCACGTGGTCCAGCCGAAGTACTTGTCCTCGTCGGCGCTCAGCGCCTGGCCGCCGGAGCTCAGCGTAACGCCGGAAAGCTCCTCGCCCCCCTTGAGGACCTTGACGCCCACCTTGAACATGGAATTCGGCGGGCAATAGAACCTGTTCTGAACAGGAGTCTCGCAGGCGAACTGCTGCGTATAAACCTTCATCGTCTTTTCTCCTTACGTTTCGTCGAATTGGATCGACTATTACTTATATCATATCAGCTCTGAAAACTCGAAAGAGGCAGCACCGGAATCTCCTGCTCCTGGCCCCACGCCTCCCACTCTTGAGTCACCTTCGGGACGAACGCGGACAAGTCGTAGCAGCCGTAGAAGCCCCGCTGCCCCACTTCTGGAGGATCCCCCGCGAACACGGCGGAGGTCAGGGCCGCGTCGAAGCAGAACGCCCTGTCCCCCAGAGAGGAGAGCGCTGGGCCGAAGTCCGCGCCCGTCAGCGAAGAGCAGCCCCTGAACGCGGCCGCGCCTATCTCCTGGCCGGCGAAAGAGAGGTGTTCGATCGACGGGCAGGACAGGAAAGCGGCGTCGCCTATGCGCCTCACGCCCTCCGCGCACTGCACCGAGAGCACGTCCGAGAGCGTCACGCCCGCCGCCTCCATGGCCTCCTTCGTCAGCTCCTCCGCCGTGACCTTCCACGTCCTGCCTCGGCCCTTGATGACCGTAAGCCTCGGGTTTTCGGGCAGCACCAGGGCCTGAAGCGTCACCTTGGCCACCACGAGGCCCCCGTCTTCGCCGTGTTCAAACGACACGAGATTGAACAGGCCCTCTTTTTCCCCTTCGCACGGGCACAGGACCTCGGAAGCGTAGTACGCGGCGTCCATGGCGGTGCAGTACGAAGACAGCGGACGGCCTCTGTTGACCGTGGGATTCTCCACGACGTCGATCTCGACTTCCGCCGTCCACGCATTTCCCACGTCGCCGGCCCGTCCTGCGAACCGAGCCTTGGGAACCTGCACGAGCCCGACGATGCCCTCTTTGCCGAGATTCTTCTTTATCTCGTACTCGACCGTGCGCTCGTTTTCGGGAATGAACTGGCACGCGGACAAGGCGTCGCACTCCGAAAGCCTCGAGCACACGTATTCTTCTAGGTCGTGGAAAACGTTCTTCATCGCACTATACTTACGGCATAATCAAGAATATGATAAATGAGAAAAACTGTCAAAGGTACTGCTATGAAGATCTGTCCATGATCGAAAACTTCTACATGGCCGTTTCATCGTCTGAGCCGTGGGACTGCCACCACCGCGTAGAGACGATCATGAACTGCGGGCAGAAAGAACTGAAGGCGCAGGGGTGCTTCTACCACAGGCCGGCGCATGAATTGATTTTTCTTTCGCGATCAGAGCACAGACGAATCCATAAGCTGGGGAACAAAACCTGGCTGGGAAGAAGTCATTCTAAAGAGACTAAAGAGAAAATGCGGAAGTCTATGGCTGGAGAGAATAATCCATTTTTTGGAAAACACCATTCAGAAGAGTCCAAAGAGAAAAACCGTCAAGCAAATCTCGGAAACAAAGCCTGGCTAGGAAAACATCATTCAGAAGAGACCAAAGAAAAGATGCGCCAGGCCCTTTCCGGAGAGAAAAACCCGATGTACGGACGACGCGGAGAGACTAGCCCCGTGTACGGCGCGCATTGGTGGAATGACGGAAAATCCGAAATCTTAAGAACGGAATGTCCCGGGGAGGGCTGGAGGCGGGGAAGACTTAGAACGGGGGCGTAAGCCTAGAGAACCGCGGGCCCAAGACGTCTGTCCTGTCCCCTAATCTTCCCGTGTACGGAGCTGTCTAAGGATCGGCGAACGAGCATGGCATGTCGTTCCACGCGGCTAAAGCCAAAACCAAAGCCGAAACGAGGTCCGCATGCCCCTTGTCCGACCTCTCGGCCTGGAACTTTATCTTGCCCTCCGGAGTCACCACCCGCTTCACGGCACGGACGTCGTCCCGCACCTGCTCCTCTAGGCCCGGCCTGAACACCAGCCTGCCGTCGACCGCCAGAGCCCTAAGCCTCTCGAACAGCGGGGGCTTCGAGGAGGCGGTGAAGACGAACGGGCGGATCAGCGGGCTCACGTCGTCGTGAAGCTGTTCCGCTACAGGCCCTCCCATTCCCGTGGCGTCGACGTACCCCGAGACGAAACGCCTCAGCTAATGCGCCCTCGCCACGCGCCTCGCCTGCTCCGCGTACTTCAGGCCCCGCGTCATGTCGCAGTCCCGCACGAAGAACCGGCCGTCCTTGAGGTGCACCAGGTCGACCATGCACGCGAAGTCCGTGGTCCTCGCGACGTCGTACCCCAGGAAGCACGGACGGCCCTCGCACTCCTCGGAAAGGTCTTCGAACTTCAGAAGAGAGTCGTCCAGGAACGCGGAGAACTCGCTTTGGAACGAGCATTCGTACTCCTGCGCGAACACGTCCGGGTCCGGGCACAGGGACTTCAGCGCGTCCACATCGACGTCCAGACCCTCTGCCTTCGCGTCCCATATCGTCGTGGTCTGGACGAGCCACTCCGGGTCCCGCAGCGCCTTCTCGTACATCTCGTAGAATGCGCCGTTCATGCCTGCAGGAGTCGAGGCTAGGACCAGCTGCGCGTCCGGGTCCCGCGTGAGGGTCGGCGCTATCGCCTGCATCACCTCCGCGAACCCCTCGACGAACGCCGCCTCGTCCACCGCGACCGTCTGCGCCGTGAAGCCGCGGAGCGCCCCTGGATTGTTCGGGAGGGAAAGCACCCGGGCGCCGTTGCTGAACTCTATCTTGTCCGCGCCCTGGGAGAACTTTATCTGGCCGCCTGTAGCGATCTGAACCGCCTCGGCCCACTAGGCGCACTTCCGGACTATCTCGGACGCGGCGCGCTGGCCTGTCGACACGCACAGGGAAAGCCCGCTCCGCCCCTTCTCGAGGGCCCGCTGCACGAGGAGGCCGGACAGCGTGAAGCTCTTGCCGATCTGCCTCGAGGAAATCCACAGCTTGCGCTTCCTCCGGCTTTCCACGAACCTCTTCTGGTACGGGTAGAGGACGTCGAAAAGGTTCACGTCATTCTTCCTTCATGCCGAATATCGCCCGTATCGAAAGAGTCTGGTCCGGCCCCTGCGTGACCTCGACGCCCTGGGCGGGAGTCCCCCATTCCCGCCTGCCGAGAGTCTGGAGCACGAACTTGGCGGCCTTAAAGCGCACGTCCTCGTCCTCGGAAGACATCAGCTACGCCATGGCCTGTTCGGCTTCTGCTACACAATCGGCCCTGCACTGCTGCCAGAACTTCCCGAGGCGCGAATGCACAGGGAGCAGCAGTTGCAATTCATGGGGCTTGCAGTCCAAGAGCTTGGCGGCCCGGAAAAGCTGCCCGCCGCTCTTCGACAGCGCCTCTATTATCTAGTCCTCCGTGTAGCGCTGGAGAAGGGCGCAGTCTCCGTCTTCCCTTACCAGGTCATTCGCCACGTTCGGCCCCCTTCCGCTCGGCCATGACCTCCTCGTAGTTGTTCTTCATGCCGAAATAATCTTCGCTTTGTCTCCATTCGCGGACCAGGCGCTCCAGGACCTCGTCTCCCCTCGTGTCCAGGCCGTCCAGCACCTTCCGCATGTACTTCTGCTTGCCGTTCAGGGCCTTGTAGTAGCGCTTGATGACCGTGACGTAGTTCCTAAAGGCGGCGGCGGAGAAGTAGGCGAAAGGAGTCGAGCCTTTGGCGGGGTCGTAGCATTTCAGACCGCTCTTCAGGATCCTCCACAGCGAATACGACACCATCTCGTCCTTCAGGTCCCGGGAATACCGTACGAAGTTCTTGTGCCCCAGTATGTTCCTGTGGAGCTGTAGCAGTATCTCGCCCAGCCGCTCTGAAGGCGTACGCTGGTCCGGGTCGTCAGAGGAGTCGGCATAACGCTACATCTCCTCCATGAATTCAATTTTATCTATATATACGCAGCTCATGCTCTATACTTACGCGCCTATATTACGAACAAAGCCCCTCGGCGTCAGTGTCGAAGAGGCCCTATAGCTAACCAACTGCTAATATTATACGAGTTTCCAGGAAATCTCTAGAACCGCCACACCCGAGCGTCGTCGAAAATGCCGTGGGGAAATGCCGTCGTGGTAGAATCAAGGCGAAGAAGTCCACACCCAAGCCCTCCGGGAGGAATATCGTAGGGAAGATACCGTGACAGAACTCGCCAGAAGGCTTGTCCGGAGCTCCGTATCGCGTCCGGACCTTTTACGAGACAGATTTATCGTAAGAGTTTCTAGGGTTTTTCTAAAGTCATCTATCGTGATATCCAGAAAATCTGGAAATATGCCGAGGCGAAGCCGAGGCGGTCGAGCGAAGCGAGACCTGTGTTTCGGGCGAAGAAGTACCGTAGGAAAATGTCGTCAAGAAGAAAGAGCCAAAGAAGAATTAAATTACTGTTGTTTTTTATATTAACAAGAATCGTTCTTTCCACTTCTTTTATTCTTTATTCTTTATACCACTTTCTGTTTTCTTTTTTCTTCGCCTTTCTTAGGACGGCATAATTCAAGACATGACCGAACTTGAAGAATACCGTGAGCTGATGAAGAAAAGACTTCTGGATCCTTACGAAGGCGAAAACGTTCATCGGCACCACATAGTCCCGAGATGCATGAAACATTCTCGGAATAAAACTGTTCGCCTGTCTCCTTATGAACATGCTCACGCTCACTGGCTTCTCTGGCGTATCTCACGGACGTCTTCTAGTCTACGGCCCTACACGGAATGGCTTCGAGCGGCCTATTACGGACTGATGAAAACTCCGCCGAGAAGACGCAGGAGAAAGCACTGGCGAAGTCCTTCATGACAAGTCCGGAAGCGGTGTAGGCTTTCTATGGAATCTTAGGAAGCGTCAGGCGAAAACACAGGCTTCACGGGTATAAGAAATCCCCGGAACGGCAGAGAAACGACCAAGAATCAGAGACCGTTCCGGGGATTGTAGTTTAGAAGTCTGTGCTCTCCTTTCTTTTAATCTCCTTACGCTTAAATTATGCGCGGTATGCGGGGAAGTCTTCGCCTAGTACAGCTCTTGTGACGCTAGAATGTCCCTTATCTCACGGAGAGTCTTCACCATTGTCCTGAGATTTTCTTCAGGCGAAGGCGGCGGTGGAGGTGGCGGAGGCGGCGGTGGCGGCGGTGGCGGAGGCAGTTCGGGCCACAGAGGTTCGAATTTCAGGCCGTGGATCCGACAATGCCTTTTGATTTTTTCGTCTAGGCGCCTGCAGGTATCAAGACGTTCTTGTATAGCCTCCCGCAGAATCGGCTTCATGCTTGGGCGAGGCTCTGGAGGCGGACGGTCGCAATTCATCGCGCACATTTCCTCTTGCCACGTCAGTTTGATATTCAGTGCGTGTAGGTACATTGCACGGCGCATTCTTTCACGGCGAGACGGATAACCCATTACCCTAAAGAACATTTCTTGGTTATGTTTCCGACGTCTCATCATGAATTTTATCCGTTTTATCAGTTTGATGTTCATGATTTCCTCCTTACGCCTTTATTATGCGCAGCGTACGTAGAAGTTTTCGCCTGAAAGTCTATCCTCTCGACAATTTTAATCAGGCGAAAACAGTCAATTTTTCGCCTGAATCTGCGGTTAAAGAAAAGGAACCGGCTACGAAATCGCAACCGGTTCCCGTGATGTTCAAATCTTCGCCTTATGCCGCCGAGTTGATTAGGCCGAGGATTTCATCTTCGTCAAATTGCGGATAGCAGGATTCCGATTCCGCCTCGTTGAACATGGCTTCGCCGCCGCCGTTAAGATAGCTCCAGCGCCACGGACGGAATTCATACTTCGTGCCGTCCGCCTCCACGTCGAAGGCGCGGTCATTTTTCAAGCAGTCGACGTAGAAGTCGTGCTTCGCTCCGGTCTTCAGCTCTTTCAGGATCGCGGGCTTGCGCTGGGCGCGGACGTTAGCGTAATGCCTCATCAGCCGTTTATACTCGGATTTGCTCATAGGTTGTTTCTCCTTTTGTTTCCCTACGCTATAAGTATGCGCTTCATACAGCCCCGTTTTCGCCTGAAACAGCCCTCAACAAAAATTTTCTAGAATAGCCGAATCAGGCGAAAACTCACCAGTGTAAGACGCATACTTATAGCGTAAGGAGAAAAATCATGAAAATCGTGCTCTGGATTCTAGAAAAAGTTCTGATAATGGCCGGCGTCTTCGCTATCGTCGGCAAAATCATCGACGTCTTCGGATAGGTCGCGGTATAATCAAGGCGAACAAGAAAGGAAAGAAAATGAACTTCAAACACAACAAGGTGCTAGTTCTCGATGAGGATGACAAGAAAAAACTTCTCGCCGACACTCGTCGTGAGCTTATGGAAAATGCCATGAACATCTACAAGAAGCTTGTGGATAGGTGTGTGAATGCTGAAACGAGGATAGACTATTGGAAGTTGAATGATAGTTGTCTTGATGCTCTTGACAGGAACTTCACTTATTGCGGCAAGGGGATTTGGGGGAGTCTTGCCGTGGATGACCCAATGAACAAAGAATGGCGTAAGATTTTCGACGAGTTTCAGAAGGAACTCAACGCGTACTCCCTCAAGACGAAGGGGGTTCATGCGATCGACAATCCTCTTTTCCCCTTCCTTGCTTAGTAACAGGCGAAAATTTCCTGGAACCACGTCCGATCAGGCGAAAACTGGTCGGACGTTTCTTTATCTTCAATTATAGGCGAAAAAGTGTAGTTTTCGCCTATTAAAAGATATAGAAAGAGACCGATTACGACTGAATCGCAACCGGTCTCCGTGAGGTCGTCAGCTTTTCGCCTAGTCGTCAATCTTGCGGACATAAAGTCCGTCCATCCTCTCGACCTCGTTTTGATACGACTCCCGTGCCATTGCTTCGTCTTCGCCTGCAAAGTCAATTTCCATGTTGTGTTCGTATTGGGTCACGCAGGCGAACTTACCGTCCTTCGTCACGAGGTTCACGGAATATCCGATGGCGTAGTCGATATGCTCGACCACTTCGCAGGACTCGTCGCGGCCATTATAGCCGTTGATGGGCATTTCGATGATTTTGTTCATAGGGTTTTCCTTTCTTACGCTATAAGTATGCGCTTCACGCCGCCCCGTTTTCGCCTGAATGAAAGACCCCGCGAAGAAAATTGCCAGGCGAAAACTTCAGTCAGGCGAAAACTGGAAATTGTTGCAATGTTTCGGAGTCTAGGAAAGGGTGTTTTCGCCTCACTCATCTCGCCTAGGCGAAAACGAAAAAAGTGAAAAAAATACGTTCCGTGGGCGAATTGTGCGGTATAATCACAACGGAAAGGAAAGGTCGCAACAGGCCTGGCGAAAATCATGATAGACGAAGACGGAATGAAGGTGGTATTGGCTTGCATACTGAGCCCTTGCATTGGAGCGTTTCTTATGTGGTGGTTCCTCATACGTTGAGCGCTTCGCTACGTAAAGACTGAGGCCCGTCGGATTAAGTTCCGGCGGGCCTTGTTGTATTCGCAGCGATTGAGGCGGTTAGCGGCTGTTAACGACTAAGCGCTAATTGAGCCGATTGGGCACTTTTTAGCAAATATTAGCAGATTGAGCGTGTTAGCGGATGTTAGCAGTGTTAGCGATTGAGCCCCCTGTTAGCAGTGTTAGCGATTGAGCTCGTTAACGATTGGGGATTTTTCGGGCTAGCAGGAGAAAGATAGGGGAGGCTGCCCGCTGCATATCGAAAAAAGTCTGGAAAGTGCTCATATTTATCGTATATATAGATGCGCTCGATATATTCTAATCTATATTGAGCACTTTTTAAGATAAATTTGGCATTTTTTGTGATTAAGCATTTTTCGGTTAGGAAGAGCGCACGGACATGGCATAATCCGGGCATGAAAAACGAAAGATACACAACTCGAATGATAGGCTGGATGACGGTCGGCGAACGGCTCGTAAAGCATGGGCTGAAGGTGAGGGCGGACCAGACGAACGGAAAGACGTGCTGGGTCGTACGGGGGAAGAAGAAGACGGCGACGGTCCAGGTGAAGTCCGTGACGGGGATATCGGCTCTTCCTGCCGCTCACTTGTACGGAGACTTCATCGTGGGATGCGTCTGCGAAGGGAAAAAGGTCTCGGCGTACGTCATGACCCGGGAAGAGGCTGAGGAAGCCAGAAAGGGTAGCACTACCGGCGAATGGATAGGCTTCAGACGTAATCCGTGCAACTGGATGAGGAAGGAATGGGCCGAACGCTGGGACAGGATCAAGAACGGGCTTTAAGACGGCGTAAGTATATAATATGCTGCAGAACATTGACGAAATATCCCCGTACCCCCGCCAGCTGCTCATGGTGTTTCTACAAAGCGCGATGAACAGCCCGGAGTTAAACCAGACGAAGAAGACCGTCATCGAGAACCTCTGTTAGCAGATAGTGAAGACGTGGACAAGCAGGGACCTCATATGAAGAAGCACGATGTACTGTGGCTGCTCCGTGCTTTGCGCGACGTCTTTAAAGAAATTTGGAGAAAGGTGTTAACATGAACTGCGTACTTAGAAAGTTTATTCTGTCGAAGCTGAACGACTTCCTGGAGATGAAGCAGGAAGACGTGACGAAGGCGAAGAACCTGGTCGAGCTCTGGAACACGAGGGCCCAGAAGGTGTCATAGGCTCTTTCGTCTCTGCTGCAGAAGCTGGACGACGGAAAGGTCGACGAAGAGGAGATCGAGCAGGCCGTCGACGAGATAAGGCGCCTCGTGGGAGAATGGAAATGAGGCGGTTTCTGTTCATCGCCTCGATGGTCCTTGTGGCTCTGTCGGGGGCGTTGACGGACGGGTGCGCTTCTCAGAAGTTTATATCTGGGTCGCATGTCGCAGTAGGAGCCTATATTCCCGGAACCGAGGGCGATCTGTACGGGCTTCAAATTTTCAACTACCTCAACGGCTGCATTGTCCGCTGCGACTCTAACCATACGCTGAAAGTCGAGCGGGACTGCGTAGCGACAAACTCTTATCTGTTCGGCGCGTTCAGGACGGAAGAGACCTCGCACGTTACGGTGGAAACCTCGAAGTGAACGAGCGGCCAAAACTGATAGAAGCGCTAATTTGGCTTCTGGCCCCTTTTCTGGACGAAGATCCGTACGACGAAGACCAGTGAGACGAAAACGCTCTCTCAAAGTCCGTAGCAGAAACAGAGCCTGGAAAGCCCTGAGCAAACGACTTCGTGCCGCGGTCGGAGCCTGCGAGATTTGCGGCTAGCAGGATCACTTATGTCTTCATCACGTTCTGGAAAAACGCGTATGGCCTATGCTTTGGCTTGAAGAGCGGAATCTAATTTGTTGTTGCGCTTCCTGCCATTATAAAATTCATCACCATCACGCAGCGGAATTTTTCGTATGGCTTGCTAACAACAGGCCTGACGTCTGGGACTTCGTTAGCGAGTATTGCCGGACTTGTACCGCCAGATAAATCCGTAAGCCGAGTTACGTATCCCAAGGCAAACGGCGGAAATGTTGCCAAAGGAAAACCCCGTCTGTCTCTGGACTTCCATAGTTGACGGCCATTCCCTCACGAGATTCCCGGATTTGTCGTACTGAAGAACAACTTTTGAACATTTCGCTGATTTTCTCGCTTGGCAGGTTCCATAGTTCGTGTTATACTTGACCGTGCACCATTCCAAGTTGTCGACGACGTTGTTCTTGGGATTCTCGTCTTTGTGATTTATAACGGGAAGATTCAACGGGTTTGGGATAAAAGCTTTCGCGACAAGACGGTGAATAAGGATATTTCGTCTCTTTCCTTTTCGGCAAAGTTTTACCTGAAGATATCCTTTGCCATCGACTCCAGGTTTCAGGATTCCTCCGCTAGAACCAGGTCTACGTCTGCTCCGGACATTACCCTGATCGCTCACTTGATATAGACCTTCGTATCCGGTCACGTCTTTCCATATCTCAATCATTGTCTTCCTCCCACAAGACCTAGCTTCGATCGTCCTTGGGGATCCACATATGGCCATCGGTCTTTAACCACTGTTCGCAATCGACGCCATATATAGCGCACTTAAGCCTGAGCTCTTCTAAGCTACGGGACTTCCACAATTCGAACCAAAGTGTATCTTCGTCTGTTTCATTCATGTTAAAAAAAGAATGGCAACCGAGAGAGAAAGGAACATCAGGAACCCATCGACCTGATAGCTCTCGGTTGCCAAAGTGATTATACCGCGCCGCATTTTCTGTGCACGGCCTCGACGATGAACTGGAGAAGATACGCGGCGGTTTCGTCGTCGAACTTCGTGCACACCTTGCGCTCCAGGAACTGTACGACGTGGAGGGCCTCATGCGCGATTAAATCCGGAGAAGGCGAACGCTCGGCGAACGTCACGGAGATGTCGCCGTCTTCGTCTATGACCGTCTCGCCTGCGCAGGGCCCGGAATCCGAAGAAATTTGTCCAGCTCCTAAAACCGCGGAAACTTCGATTTCAAAGAGCGGAATGACTATTATGAAGCTTTTCTTCTTCATGCTTTATTACTTCTATTCCCTCTTGAAGATTTTCTCTTGTCACGGCCATTTCCCACCCGCCCATCGGCACTATCACCGACGTGGCTTTCTTTTTCAGGAGCAGGTCTTCCAGAAGTCTAGCGGTCATACGAGCCTCCTATGGATTCCCAGATGATTCGCATGGCGCTTTCGGAGCCAATCTCGTTCTTATAGAGCAGTTTCTTAATTCCGTGCATAGATACTCACTTATATTTCCAAAGGTAGCCGTAAGCCGACCTTAATTCTCCACGACAGCATTTGGAAATGTGGCTCTGAGCAAACCCCGTCTGTCTCTGGACTTCATTCACTGACGGCCATTTTCTGACGAAATTCCCTGATTTGTCATATTGGATGACGGCTTTAGCACATGGCCCGTTTACATATCTTCCTTTAAGCTTGGCCGATCTTCTCGCGTTACATGTCCCGTAATTCATGTTGTATCTATGTGTGCACCATTCTAAGTTCGTTACAACATTGTTCACGGGATTTTCGTCTTTGTGGTTTATGACAGGCAGCTTGAGCGGATTCGGAATGAACGCCTCCGCGACTAGCCGATGGACAAGGACGTTTCTTTTGTTTCCGCTTTGGCAAAGTATTACTTTAAGATAGCCATCCGTATTATGTCCGGGCTTCAGGATCCGAACTTTCCCGAATTTTAGACTTCGCACTTGTCCCAGATCCGATACCTGGTACAAGCCTTCGTAACCAGTTATGTCTTTCCATGTCTCGTTCATGGACCGATTATACCGCGCCATCGATAGTATACCTGGTTAATATACATTCTTCGGCGTAAGTATATACACGTGAGAAAATGCAGAACTCTAGAACAAAAAGCAAGGGCCGAAAAGGCCATGCAGACGAAGTATTCCGTGACGACTCTGGACGATTTCTTCTGGGCGCTCTACATAGTCCCCGAGCGTCTTCGTCCTCTTGCCCGCGCATTTAAGGACTAGACCGTCAGAATCGCGTATATCGGCAGCAAAAAGAAGATAGTCACGAAAATAGAAGAGTACGACCTATGTCTAGATTCTCCCGTAGAATATAGAAGTACGAAGGAGAATCAGCATGGTGATAGAGAAGAAGTTCGGCTCTTCGAAGACGCTGGAGCACAGGATAACGACCGACGGCAAGGTGCGTTCGTACAGGAAAAGCACGGGCGAGCTGAAGCGGGAATACGACGGAATCTTCAACAGGAAGCGTGAGAAGCAAGTATTCACGTGGGGGAGCGAGGCCGCAGGAAAGGAGATAACGGTGGACGTGGCGAGGCTTGTGGCCGAGGCGTTCATCCCCAATCCCGACGGCCTGAAGTGGATAATGCACAAGAACGGAGTGCTGTCCGATAACAGAGTAGAGAACCTGGAATGGTCGTCTTCCCAGGACAGGCGCTTCGACTACTGGGACGCGATATGACGCCCTCGTAACATAGAAGAGGGACTTTATATAAAAGTCGAAGCCCCGGTTTTCCCGGGGCTTCGCTCTACTCTCGTATCGTTACTACTGTATCGTTACTACTGTATCGTAACTTCCGTAGCGATTACTGCGTGATAAGGCGCACGATCCTGTTGGGGATGAGGACCTTGGCGCCGACAAGCGCCTCGATGCTGAACTTGCGGGCGCCGGTCGCCAGATCGGCATAGAGCCTGAAGCCCGTAGCGAATCCGGAATCGGGGTCCACCGACTTGAACGTCATAGGATACGCGCCGGCGAGGGGCTCGAGGTACCTGCTGGCGATGCCGATCGAGTTGCGGTTGGCGATGAAGCCGCCCACGCCGTCGGCGAGATTGGTGGAGCACACGACCTTCAGGAAGCCGAAGAGCCCGTCGACATAACCGAACTTGACCGCCTCGCGGCCGCCGAACATGGCGTAATCGAGAACGCCGAGCAGGTCGGTGTAGTTCTTCGGGTTCAGCACCACGACGGAGTCGCCGACGTCGAGGCCGTTGTCCGCGGCGATCTTGTAGAGGTTCTGCACCGTAGGCTGAGCCTTGGTGCCGACCGCGAAGTTGGCCGTAAGCGGGCAGTTGGTCTCGTTCACGAGGCCCATCACGTAGGCGTTGAGCGACCGGCCGAGCGTAGTAGCAAGCGCGCGGGTGGAGTCGCGGATCCAGGAGATGCCGGTGTCGGCGAGCTCGCGGTCGGTCACCGAGATGGCCTTCACAAGATGCTTGTCGAGGGTGACGTGGGCCGCGGTGACCTCGTTGATGCCGGAGCCGTAGTTGTTGGACTCGGCGTCGAACTCGTCGGCGGCGGAGAGGTCATAGACGGGAATCACGATGCTTTCACCGGGACGGCCGTCCAGCTCGTTGTACGTATGCGCGAAATCCTGCAGCTTCACCAGCTCGGGGTAAATTGCCTGGATAGCGGTCTCAGACGCGACTTTCAGCTTGAGGTCTGAAAAAGCGCCATCAAATGTCATTTCTGCCATGGTAGTGGTCTTTCTTTTAAGATTACGTTAATATAGACAAAGCGGTTCTCGCTTCATCTGACAACTAATACTTACGTTACTTCACATCAGGATGCTTGGAAAGGTAGTCCCAGAAGGCCTGGCCGTGCAGATCCTGCCAAGCAGGCGCAAGGTTCACCGCGACGGGCTTGTGGTTCAGCGCCTCTATCTTGATGACCTCTTCCTTCTCCTCTTCGATAAGCTCCCCGTCTTCGGGCTTCTCCTCCTCGGCGGGAGTTTCCGTCTTCTCGGGCTCTTCCTTTTCCTCGGTCTTTTCCTCGGGTGTTTCGTTAACGGTCTCTTCCTTCTTCTCTTCGGAGCACGCGTTCTCGACGGGCTTTTCCTCGGAGCACGCGTTCTCGACCGTCTCTTCCTTCTTCTCTTCGGAGCAGGCGTTCTCCACGACCTCCTCCTTGGGCTCCTCGGCGGGCTTGGCGTTGAGCGCCGTCACGGTGGACTTGATGAGCTCCACCAGCTCTTCCTTGGTGATTTCCATGGTTATCTTGTCCTCTGGTTTCGAATTAAGTATGGGCTGGATGTCGTACATGGCCGGCGTGTTCGTCAGCGACACGGACGCGAGATCCACCGGTCTGCCGTCCTCGCCCATGAGGAAAGACGGCGACAGAAAACGGTATTCGCGGTTCTCCACCAGCTCCCGCCCCCTTTTGGTGAGCCTGAGCCTGGCGAAAAGCCCCTTTAGCGGGTCTACGACGAAGCGGTGGAACCATCCGGCGGCGGAGGTGTCCCGGTCCAGGCCGGGACGGGCGGCGGCGTGGTCTACGTCCGCCAGAACCTCCGTCCCCTGCTCGTTAAGCCTGTCCGCCAGCTTCTGCAGGCTTTCGGCGTCTATCACCTGCTCCACAGGCTTGCCGTCCACGGTGCTTCCCGTGTACTCTCCGACACGGGAGACCATAACGTCCTCGATGGTCCCGTTCTCTCCGTCGTCGATTATCTCTTTCTTGGGAAATTCTGTCATTTTTGTCACCTTATTATCTTGTCGAGGAGTCCGCCCGCTCCGACCAGCGCCGCTATCGACACGCCGCCTATCACGACGGCCTTCGCTAGCAGCATCAGCAGCTGGGTCTTCCAGTCTTCTTTGCTGCCGCGTTCGAGCTCGTCCAGCCGCTGTTCGTGGTCCGCCAGCTTGTCGAGCACATTCTTCATGTTGGCATTCAAAGCCGACAGCTCTGATGTTATTCTTATTGCAATGTCTGTGAACGTGTCATTAGTCATTTGCAATCTCCCCTTTTAATTCTTCCGGCAACGAATCCTTCTGGGCATTCTTTTGCTCTGACGTTTATACAACCGTTGTTCCAGAACTTCATTCCAAGCATTGCTTCTCTGTCTTTAGCTTTATGCTAAACCGAAAGTTTCTTTCCACGCAGTTCAGGATGAATTCTCCCGCATTGAGATATCTTAGCTCGTTCTGATATTTTTTTTCTGGTATGCTCGCTTAATTTTTTTCCAAAATTAGGCTGCATCTCTTTTGGAAGTCCTTTGTTCCAAGGCGCGCGTCCTAAGTGGGATAATCTCATTTTCATTTTGATTACTTCAGACTGTCTAAGTCCGCCGCCTATTTGAAGGTTATATGTATCAGCTCTGTTTATCCATGTTTCATCAACAAAGACACGCTCCATGTAGTTGAGCTCTTCTTCATCTTCATAGAAGCCTAGCCATTCTTTTTTGAAGTTCGGTATACCATATTTTGACAACGCTCTTTTGATTAGCTTTCCGCTTCCCATGTAGCCATCATCAAGATTGTCTGTAACATGCTAGCCAATGTACATCTTTCCATTGACTAAGTTTGTTATCTTGTATAACCCGTAGTACATCATTACTCCTCACCTCCGGGCGTAAACTCACCGGCCGGCTTCTCAGGCTCGCCGGGGCTCCACGTCTCGTCTTCGACTATGAAATTGAGCTTGGACAGGCGCCTGAACTCCGCGAGGTCTATCTTCATCCCCATGTCCATCGCGGTCTTGGCGAAGTCGAGATATTCCCGCGGCCCGTACTCGGAGTCCTCCACGAACGTGAACCTGCAGAGCTGCTTCTTCCATCCCAGGGCCTTGCAGACCTTCGGGACGATCCCCTCGGTAACGGCGTTCGAAATACGTTTGCAGTCCTGCGACACTATGCTTTCGAAAGAATTCTGCTGCACTTCGGCGAGGTTCGAGCCGAGGCCTGTGGAGCCGCCCAGAGTCAGGAGCGTGCCGCCAGTGCTCATGATGGAAATCATCTCCATCTGGTGGCGGACGTACTCCGTGAACGGGTCCTGGTTCCTGGCGTCGGTCATCTGGTCGACCTTGGAGCCGAAGGGAAGCGTGCCCGAGCCGCCTTCGAAAATCTGCAGCGCGCGCAGGTTCCACTGCTGCAGGTTCTGGTCCGGAGTCCCCTCGGGCGCCGTGATGATGACCTGCGGGACGCCCTGCTTTTCGACGAACCGCGCCCACTGCTCTTCGCCCACCAGCTGCCTCAGGTATATCATGAGGCCGGGGACGTCTATCGGCTTGTCGTCGGTGAGATAGCATATCTCCGACTTCGGCAGCGGGATCACCTGGGGCGGGACGTCCGCGTCGAACCAGCCGGTCTCCTCGGAGGACGGGTTCCAGTAGAAGTTGCCCTGGTAGCGGAGGAGGTTCCAGTTGTCGAGCCTCTTGAGGAAAAGGTCGCCCCGGTCGTCGAAGAACGGCTTGACGGCGGAGCGGCCCCTGAAGGCGGACATGCACAGGTGCTTGACGGCGTCGGTCAGCCCGTCCTCGTTCCTCATGTCGCACTTCTGCAGCGTCCTCTTCACCTCGGCCGCCTGCTTCTTCGCGTCCGAACTCTCGTCCTCCGGCACCACGTCCCATTCGCGGCCCAGCACCCCGGCGGTCCGCTTGTTTATGCAGACCTGGTATATGGGCGCCATTACCTCTATCTGCGAGAAGAGGACCTGGAGCTTGACGTCCGCGCCGTGCAAGCTGTCGTTCCACATCTTCTCGATCTGCGGCTTCGTCATGAGCCGCAGCGGATTGAAGATCTTGCTGAAAATATTGGCCACTTTCTCTACTGTAGCACCGGCAGCACTCATTATTTCGCTCCTTTTTTAAGCATCCCCGGGATGAATCCAGGAGGACATTCTTTCCGCATAACGGAAATCTCTCCGTTGTTCCACCAGCGCCGTCCTTTTATCGCCGAGCCGATTTTGCGTTTTCTGTCGTCCGAAAAAACTACTCCTGAAGCCCTCTGACGCTGTGTTTCGCGGCGTTCATCAGTCCATGATTCCACTTGAGACTGCGACATAAGGCGTTTCGAATCTTCAGAATGCCTTTTTCCGGCGAAGGGCTTTCTGCCTTTGGACGCGCGGCCTATTTTCAATTTGGTGGCCGCGCTGAGCTTTTTACCGGCATGGGCTGCAGACATCTTTCTCTTGCTCTCTTCCGACCACGGGATCCCTTTGTTCCACGCGACTCGGCCGCGCCCGCATTTATAGGTGTCGCCCAGAATGAGGTTATAGGTGTCAGACCTCGCTATCCATGTCTCGTCTACGAACACGCGCTCCCACCAGCCGAGCTCTTCTTCGTCTTCGCAGAACATAAGCCATTCTTTGCGGAAATTATCCCGTCCGTACTTTTTCAGAGCGCGCAGAATCACCACACCCGACCCCATGTATCCGTCGTCGAGGTCGTCTGTTACGTGCTGGCCGATGTACATTTTTCCATTGACCAGATTCGTTATCTTATATATTCCGAAAAAGCGCACTCCTTAGCTCTCCAGTATCCTCTTTATCCTTCCGGCCACCGCTCTCATCATCGTGTCGTCCGACGGCATGATGCTGCGGTCCTGCCTCTGAAACGCCCTCTAGGCCAGCGTGAACAGGAACACCAGCTGCGAGCCCTGCTTCTGCGCCAGGAACCCCCGCCCGTCCCTGGTCCTCACCTGAAAGGCGTCCTGGTAGTCTGAGGGCTTCTTGCCTCTCGCTACGGGAAACGGAATCGCGAGCGCCCGCCTGAACCTCGGCCTTATCGTCACGTCGTGGAAAGCCCTGGACGCGCCGGGTATCTTCACCACGGCCTCTCCGGACGGATTGGGCCCGTTCCGGCTCTGCCCCTGCTCCACCTTGTTCGGGTCCCAGTGCTCGGAGCCCGGGAAGCGCGCGACGAGATGCCCGCGCACCGTGTTTACAAGAGCCTTCCCAATCTCGTCTCCGGCGTTCCTCAGGCGCGACAGCAGGGCGCCAAGGCGCTCCGAAGCCTCGTGCTCCGGAGTCCCTCCGTCCATTGCCGTAACGCGGATCGTCACCACCAAATCCTCCTGTAGGGCAAAGCCTGTATAAAACCTTCGTCAAAAGGAAAGGGAGGGAATTTCAGCCACGGCATCGTTATGGCGCCGTCTCCGCTGACGGAAAGAGAAGTGTCGCCGGAGAGCTCTGGATCGTCCGAATAGTCCGGCTTCGAAACCCCTACGTACGGGTTCTTCAGGAGCTCGGCAGCCTCCTCGTACTGCTTCTCCCTGGGTTTGGTCAAAGCAAAATCTTCTGTCGACGGAAACCTGGTCCAGATCTCCCATCTGGCGTAGTTCAGTATAAAGACGTGGTACTCGGGGGCGGTGTAGTGGTCTCTTACGTCTATTTGATACCCCTTGCTCTGCCAGGCGCCCCTGAAAGCGTCCGACACCAGATCGAGCTGCTGCTGGATCACCTGTTCGAAAAGAGGATTGGCCAGCGAATACTGATTAAGCTTCGAAACCTCGTCCTCGGCGAGTACGAGCCTCAAATCATCTATACCTAGTCTCTTCCAAGCCATCTTTTCTCCAAATTTTAAGGTTTCTACTGTAATACTTACGGCATTATTGGATGACTAGCCCGTCGTCCAACGTGAATATCCCGTGGATTCCCCGAAGCACTACACTGGTCCTCGCGCCGCCGGTTCCTCCGGCCGGAGGAGTGACGTCGGCCATGCGGACGAGGTCTGCGCCGGCCTTCTGCAGCGCGTCGAAAGCCGCCGAGTACATCGACGCCTTGTCCGGTACCCAGTAGCCCGAGCCTTCGTCCCACGAGACGGGGCAGGGCTCGAACACGACCTTCGACACGTTCTTCTCGCGGACGGGATTCCCGCCGGAATTGCTTACGACCAGGTTCTCGTAAACATAGAAGTCGAGGACCGCCTGCGCATTGCCCGTGGTCTTGTCCAGCAGCGAGTCAGCGAGCTGGGCGTCGGCGGCGTGGACGTTCCCGTCCCTGTCCGTCCACTGCGTCCCGAGATGGTTAGGGCTCCACATGTAGACGTACCATTCGTTCAGCCTGTTCTGGTTCCACGTTGTCGTTATCGAGCCGTTGAACTGCGACCAGTCCCCGGTGTAGACCTCGCATTCGTTGTAGATGGCCTCGAGGTTCATGCGCCGCCGCGAAGGGCCCGAAGTCTGCGTCCAGTTCTCGGAGTCGTAGAGGTACGTGGGCGTGACTCTGCAGCCCCACTGGTCGCTGTACCCCGTGCTGTCCCAGTACGCCGCCTCGCTGCCGTACGTGTCGTAGCGGACGGTAGGGCGGCGGAACGCCTGGACGGCGGCCTCCCAGTTCTCGACCTCCTGCCCCGAGAGCGCCCACGCGAACGACGTGTTTGCGTCCGGCATCTGGTTGGGTATGGCGAGGTTCAGCGCCTCGGCCAGAGTGTACGCCTGGGCCGGAACGCTGGCGTATTCGAACACCGGCGTAGCGGTCAGCTGTCCGGTGGCGTACCAGGGGCGGGAGATCTCCAGCGACTGAGCGGACTTGCGCAGCGGGTTCGAGAGGATCTCCTTGCCGCAGCGTCCGGCGCAGTACGGGGCGGTGTTGACGACGAAGTGGTCGTAGGTCATCGGGTTTCCGGTGGCGCCGCAGAGGTACGCGGTCCTGCACGCGGCCTCCCTGATGAACGCCGGGTCCTCGCCGCGGAGGACCTGCTTCGCGAATCCCTGCCTGCGAGGCATGATGCCGCCGTCGATGATTATGTCGTCGGGCGTAACGAACTTGTAGTCTGCAGCTGACGAAATCACGCGTTAAACCTCGAAATTCAGAGATAGTAGACGGCGATCGACAGCATGCCCGGCTCGGACCACGCGCTCAGCCTGCACGAAAGCCCGGCCGCGATCTGGACCTGAGACCCTGTTCCGACGGACCCGTCGACGTTGCCCGTTATAGAAGCGGAGCAGTCGCCGCCTCCGCCGGACGGCGCGTATATGGACGTCCAGTTTCCGCCTCCGTCCTTGGACCATCTCGCTATCTCGGTGCCTGAAGTCAGAACCTGTTCAAGCTCGCAGGAGCAGTCGCCGCCTCCGCCTCCGGACAGACAGTATATCGACGTCCAATTTTCACCGTCCTTCGTCCACTTCGCTATCTCAACGCCCGAAGTGAGCACGGCGGACATGTCGCAGCTGCATCCCGAAAGGCCGGATATCATGCTCGACACAATAACCGGAACCTCTACCGACACCACGCTGGATACTATGGTCGAAACTTCGCTAGACACGACGCTCAGTATCGTGGACGTCTGCGCCGAAACCACCGACAAAACAGAATCAGACAGGTCGACGGAGATGTTAAGCGTCCTATAGTCCACGTGGTCGTCGTCCTTTATGACGAACCATTCGCGCGTCCCGCCCACGCGGAACTCACCGGACAGCTGGTCTATCATGACGCCTATGTCCGAAAGAGGCTCTTCGTGGAAATTGTAGAGCTCGAGCACCTTGCCGTAGTCTCCGGAAAGCCACGCGATCGAGCTCTGCTGCGCGTCCGAAACCTCGGCGTCCGGAGGCACGTCCATCGCGGAAAGCGGCGCGTACTCTATCCACTTGTTGCCGTCGTCGTCCCTGCGCCGTATCACGTATTCGTCGGTGGAGAGGACGGACGACACCCCGCTGTTCTGGGAGAAGCCGTAAAGCTGCAGCGCATGGGACTCGACAGGG